ATATGTAAATGAATTTGACATTTTATTTCCTGTTAAACTGCGGTATCTTCTACTTCAGCATTCTGTGACTGATTGAAAAGAGTTTTTGCTAATTGTTGTTTATGGTTATCGATATGAGCCATAACTTTATCTTGAATGGCAGAATACAAAGCATCACGCATTTCAGTTGCTTTTCCATCTTCCGCATAATCTACAATTGCTCTTGTTGTTTCTGACATATTATTCTCCAAATTAAATTATTTATAGTATACGTTTCAGTCTAGTGAAAGTATTTACTTCTTCTTTTTTTGCCGCTGACTTTTGTTTCTGTGTTTCCATTTCAGCTTGCGCCTTCAAATCTTCAGGATGAGTAGGTTGAGCAGGTATACTAGATGCCATTTGTTGTTGCGCAACGTCATTCATTACACCAACAGGCAATCCTAATCCCTCTTCTTTCTCTTTATCTATCTCAGTTTCCATTTCTTTAATTTGGTCATCTGTCAATCGCAACACATTGCGTTGAATCCATGCTTGTGAAAAATAACGACCAGTATATGGATCAACAGCACCCAATAAACTCAATCGTTGATTCATCAATTCAGCTTCTTTCAGTTCAGCAAAATTATTATCTTTAATGAAGTCATAATGGATATTCTCTTTAAATATATCCCATTCTTCTGCTGTACAAATACCTTTGAGTACACATTGAATTCTCAATGCTTGGTCAAACATATCTGTAAATTTGTTACGTAACCGATCCACAAATTTAGAAAACTTTAATTCGTCACGGGTAATTTCAGAGGTACGACCCAATGAAAAACCCTGATTAGGTTCTAATCTAGAAATTGGTACAGACAATGCGCCATACAATTTCTTTTGGAAATACTTAACGTCTTCCAATTCACCTAGGTTCTGGCCGCCAGGTAATGTGGTAATCTCAGTACCTTTACCACCTTCACGGCGAGGTAACCAAAAGTCTTCCAACATAGACATGTGTTTGCGGTCATCACGCACTTCACCTGTATTCGAATCATATACAAGTTTGTTCTTGTATTTCACCATAATATCACGGAGATATTGCTCTGCTTTTAATTTTGGTAGATTACCTACGTCAATATAAAAGATGCGGCGTTCTGGAGCTCTCGAAATTCGGTAAATCACCGTTGCATCTTCAATCATCCTAAGTTGATTGAGAGGTTTGATAGCTTTATGTAGATAACTCAGAACGACTGCTCTACGTGAATCCATTAGACCAGAAACAATTGAAACAATTGAATCTGTTGTAATACGAATACCAACTGGACCAAAATTAGATGATGCACCAGTTACAACTTTATCATTGTAAATATAATATTCATTGACCGTTTGCATAACATCTGCACCGGTGCGCTCATCTTTTTGTTTCTTCATCTCACGTACTTTACGTAGTTTACGTGGATCGATATATCTTAGTTCTTTAATACCTTCTGTAGGTTTTTCTTTATCAATAATGGCATGATAATATAACCTACCATCAACATAGTACCTACGAAAAACATCTTGTGCCATGTTTTGATAATTTAACAAACGCAAGAGAATCTGAAACTCATCTTTGATTGCTTTTTTAATCTTATCTGGCGCTTTTAAATTATCTAAAATAATGTCTGTAATTTTACCATCATCATCTTGTACTATAGCCTCATTAACTATATCATCTATTGCAGATTCAATTTCTGGCTGCATTGCCATTTCACGATAACGAGAAATGAGTTCTACCTCATTCTTTGCGGTACCGTCTAGGTCAACGTATGTGCCATAATAAGCGGCAGACGTAATAGTTAATGCGCCATCGTCCGTAGCCGGAGGCGAAAATGATTGCTGAGTTGCTTTTTGCAACTCATCTTTCTCACGGGATATCGTAAAACCAAAAAGTGAAAATTTATTTGTATTAGCCATATTTTTAAATTAATTATAAAGTCAAGAAAACATAAAGGAGGGTGATTAACCCTCCGTAAAAATCAGGTAGTTGTATCGTCTGTTTGCCACCATTGATATGCAAACGTTGTTTGATACTCTTCAATTGCGTCATTTGAACCCCAATCTAAATCGATTGGAGCCAAATCAATTGGGAATAAACCAACAAAGTTGTATTTCTTTAGTGTGTTACCTGTTTTGCCAAATTGTGTGACAGTTGCATCAACTGAATAACCATTTGAACCAGCTGCAGCTCCGTTACGCACGTTACCTGCATGGCTGTTGATAGCATTCATCCATGATTCAAGACTATTTCTAATTGAAAAATCTTCATCATTGATGATTGTTAATGTCCAGTCCGCAAAAGTTCTGTTACCAGCAAATTTCATCTCACGACCGAAATAATATACTGGTACAGTTCCGATTGTCGAACCTGGTAGTTGTGCAGTCTTGGCCATAAATGTTACTTTTTGACCAGACGCAACGCTGTTGAGTGCAATATTTGGAAAAGTTAGAGTCACTGCAAATAGATTAGGACGGGCACCGTCTCCAATCATTTGTGCTCTAAAATCTGCTACATTGAATGCCATTCTTTTCTCCTGTTATTGTTTATTTATTAGACACCAACGATGGTGTTAAAATCAACACCTGTTCCGACAGCAACAAAGTTTAGCTGAATGTAGTTGACAGAACGAGAAGGCTTAATGTAGATATCACCAACAAATTGATTTGAGTCAATAACATTTGATGAGTTATTGGTTGTGTCGCAAACCACTTTGAAATCTGTAATACCACGGCGACCTTTAACATCACGTAAGAAAGGAGTTACAGTTGCTACAAATTGTGCTCTTGTAAATTCATCATTTTGTTCAAACAGAGAAAACTTTGCAGCTTCTGCAATTGATTTCTCTAGTGTAATAAACAATCTACGTACATTAATTCTATCAAATGCAGATGGTCTTGTTGTTAATGTTTTGTCACCAAACAAGACGATGCCTTGTCCAGGGAAAGAAACAACTGGATTAACGCCTGATGCATAGATTGTATCACGGTCAGTTTTGCTTGGGTTCCAAGCCAACTTAATTGCATTTTTAATTTGTCCACGTGAGAAACCTGCTGGTGAATACCACGGGTCTCTAACGGTATCTGTGTTGACGCATAAACCAGCAACATCACCGTTCAATGGAATATAACGATAAACGTTATTATATTTGTCGTATTGGTATTTCCAACCAGAGTCAGCAACTGCATATGTTGATGTTGTTGCCACACTTGACAACCATGTTGCAATGTTTGTTACTTCTGAACCAGATTGATTAACAACTGATGAAGATGGTGGAGAAACAAAAGCTACACAATCTTTTCTTGTTGCTGCAATAGATGAAATTACATAGTTTTGAACTGTTGCACTTGCATCGCCTGTAATAATTAAAGATACATCAACTGTATCTTTATTCAAAAATTGACCAAATGCTGAAGTTGTATTTGCAGCTACTATTGCTGCATCAACACCGCCAGCTAAATTTACCGTTGACACACCACTCAATGAAGTAAAATTGGTAGTTGAAAGTCCACCCCATGTACCAGATTGACCTGCATAATCAGGAGGATCCATCACATAAACATATTTTGAATTATTGAAAACTACTTGTTTGTAGTAGTTTGAAACACCATTAATAGATGCATCTCTTGCTTTAGATACATACGCATATGTTTCTAATACAGTATTTGCTGAAGCAGAGAATAAACCAAGACGGTCAACAACAACAATGTGAAGTTCATCATCTTGACCACCTACCGCAGTAACATAATCAGAATTCCCTGGAGCACCTGGAAAATAACTCTTATATGTCCATGTTGCAAAATCGGTTGAATTGTCACAAGTTGAAACAGTAAGTGAATTTCCTAATGCACCAGCACATCGAGCTGCAAATGCACCATATGTACCAGAATTATTCTGATTTAAATAAGTTGCTTCATATACATCTTTGTTTGCAATTTTGATGGCAACTGAATCGGTTGAATTTTTAGCTAAAGTACCAAGTGCTCGAACAATTTTTAAATTGTTTCCATATGCCAAATAGTTTGCAGCAGTAAAGAAAGATATTGCTGAATTAGAATCTGGCTGACCGAAAGTGTTTACGAGACCAATTTCACTATCAATTTGTGTTATAATGTTAGCTGGACCCCAACTAAATGTTCCAGCAAATGCACCAGCAGTAGTAAGAATAGAAGGTACAACTGTGGTTAAGTCTACTTCTGATACATTTACGCCTGGAGAGATTTGAAATGCCATTTTTTTTTCTCCTTGAATTATTATGTGTTCTTCTGGTAATTAAAGAATACCATAGAGATATTTATGAAAGGCTGGATTTACAACCTATCAGCCATCCTTTTAATGAAGTTTGAATATGTGCCAGCACCGTCTGCAACTTCCCACAAATCACCATCGATAATCTCAAACTCATGTTCTAAACCATCTTCAATGATAGGTGCAGGCAGAGTTTCATCATCTACTTGATTCATATTCTCTAATTGTATCTGTTTACGTATGTCGTGGTTGACAATTTCTTTAAAATATTGTTGAGTTGTTACCCATGAAAAGATGACCAAAGACATAACCATATCATCATTTGCGCCGTCTTCCGCAGAAAATGAGTTCCTTTGTTGAACAAAGGTTGTCAATTCTGAATAGGTATCAAAGTCATTAATTAATAATTTGTCACCTTCAATCAAAGTTTTTAGGTTTGAACAACCAATAGCCTTGACTTGAGTTGACATTTTTAGACCCATTTGAATACCACGGGCAAAACCAGCCGACAATTGTTGTGGTTTCTTGTTACCTGTAAATATCTTCCACAAGTTCTCATATTCAAAATCTTGGTGTAAAGAATCTGCGACCTGTGGGTTGTTGTTAATTTCTATCAAAACATAGGCATCATTATAATACCTTGCGGTGTTATAGATGACAGTTGGAAAAAGAATTGCTGTAATTGATGAACTCTTATATGTTGCCACTTGTTTGTATGGTGTCTGTGAGATATCAATAACTGACATTGCGGAACTGTCTAGGTTTTTACCTTCAGAAACGTCAACGCAGATACAATATAAGTGGTCTGATTTACCTTCATCAACACCTTCTTTGACTGGATGTTCATAGATTTTTAACAAATCATGGTTGGCAATTGGATCGGTATACACCAACTGTTGCAACTTATAACCAGAAATCAAAGTGTTGGTTGAACCTAAGAATTCTGTTTCAAACTCTTGTTTGAATTGTCGTTCTGATGTATTACGAATTGTTTCTTCTTTCCACTTCTCATCACGACCTGGCACCATAGACCAATGAATTTCAAAATTGGTATAGTTATTTTTCTTGTTTAATGAATCCATCCATAACTTGTAGAACAGATTCATACCATTGGGTGTAGACACAATAATAATCTTTGTCTTTTTACCTGATGAAATTACAGGGTAAACAGAGTTAAAGAATTCTTCCGCAATATTGTTTGGAACGAAAGCAAATTCATCTAAGAATACAATATTAAATGAGCCACCTCGAATTGCAGAACTAGATGTAGAGGCTGCAATAATCTTAGAACCGTTCTCAAGTTCTACGTTACCTTTGTTCCATGTGACAACACCTTGTTGCAACCACATTGGTAAGTTTTCATAGGCCAGTTGATATTTGCCCAAAATATCACGAGCCAATGCACCTTTGTTGGCCAGTACCGCACAATTTTGTGTGTCAGTAAAAATGGTTGCCCATAACATATAGGCCACAGTTGTGGTAGTTTTACCAACCTGACGAGGACACTTTGTAATTACGAATCTATTGTTTGCAAACAGATGTAACATTTCTTCCTGAAAACCCCACATAGCAAAGTTTATTAGACCTTCATCTACGTTTACAATCTTAATATAATTTTTGGCAAAGTAAACGGGGTCTTTAGAACATTTAATATACTCATCAACCTGTTCTTGTGTATATTCTACCTTGACACCTGACTTTTTAAGTAGAGGGTTGTCACGATATGCTTCACCAAATCTTAAATCATTGGTCATTCTTTACCTTTGAGGAATCTATTCAATTCGGCTGTCGAACCAATAAATAAAGCATTATTGATTTTGGTATCAGATTCTCTTTTCTTACCATCCATCTCACGCATTTCTTTTTGTGTTTTCAATAGTCGGTCATTTGCTTCGACCACATTCTTTAGTAATGTTGCATATACTTCAAATGCACGTGGATGTTGTCCTGCGCTGGCAATCTGCCGCAATTCTTCCATTGCATCCTTGCCGTTGTCAATTAAGTCTTGTAGATTGCTTTTGGATTGCTCGTAAGCATCGACCAGGTCAGTTTTAAGGTCTGGTTCATCTGTTGATGCCTTGCTTATTACTGGCACCAAAGGTTTCTTTTCTTCTTGTATCGGAGTTACATCAAAGATTTTTTCCATATTATTGTCAAATGTATTCATATAACTATTTATCTCACCCAATACCATATAACATTGAGATTAGATACACCAGTATCATTCTGCCAAGGAGCTGGTGTACAACTGGTTGAGTTTATACCTGAAATATTCATTTATACGTCCACCACATTTGTTGCTGGATAAGAACGATAAAGTCCAGGCCATATAATACGTACTGCGCCTTGGCCGCCTGCGCCAGCATAATAACCAGAAGCGCCTCCGCCGCCATATAGACCTGGACTCGGTACATCAACTGAACCGTTATAAGTGGATCCACCATTACCGCCATCAGTGCCACTTGAACCTCCACCTCCACCATTTGCATAACCAGTTCCTAATGAATTTGATCCTTGGCCTCCTGCACCACTACTACCTGCACCTGTAATATATACTCCGCCACCTGCACCAGATGCATTATAGTATCCAGTACCAACACCTGTTCTATTTGGCGCATTATTTCCACCACCTCCACCTCCAGCACCGCCGGTTCCTGCTGCGCCATTCAAACCACCTGAGGAAGAAGTATTTCCTCCTGCGCCGCCTGCACCCGCATAACCTCCTGCGCCGCCACCGCCAGTACAAAGCCAAGCGGCAGAAGTTGTGTTACCATTGGATACACTAATTCCGGCTGTTCCACCGGCACCGCCAGAAGATCCGCCGGTTCTACCAGTACCACCACTAGTACCACCTGCACCACCAGAAAGAGCAACAGTTGAAGCACTGATGGTGCCGCCGCTGCCACCGGAAGATAAACAATAATATACACCAGGTTGTGTCGGCATTGTAACATATGAACTGCCGCCACCTGCACCAGATCCGCTAGTCCAAGTTGATCCTGGTGCACCAGAATAAACAGTTAGAACTTGGCCTGCAGTAACTGAAATATTATTTCCATATGAAAGGCCGCCGCCTCCACCACCAACTGCTTTATTATATGCGTAAGCAGCTATTTTTCCACCAGCACCTCCCGCACCTATACAAACCATTGATATTGAAGTTACACCTGCTGGTACAGTCCAATATTGTACTGCTGCGTACCCGTAATCAAAACCTTCTTGGCCTTGTGCTTGTTTAAATATTGTAAACTGATATGTTCTAGTTGTGGTTCCATCTTGTGCAGTTACTTTAATGTATTGTGTATTATTACCATCATTCAGGTATAAATCAACAGCGTATTCTCCGCCACCATATTGAGAAGTTATGGTTGTATAGCTTGGGTAACCTCCAGGATTACTATCCAAAACTTGCACTGTAGCCAAAGAAAATCCAGTTATAAACCGATAAAATATTGTAGTTGCACCACCACCATTGTTCCAAATTTCGGATGTTAATGCATATGAAGTAGTTCCACTAGCAAAAGCTGGTGTCGGTGTTTTTGTAACACCAGCACCAGTCCACAAAAAAACCATTGTTGAAATTGATGCATCTGTAGATAATGTTCTTGTAATTGTTATTGTATATGTTTTTGTTGTACCATCTTCTGCGGTTACTACAACACTAATTGTATTGCTGCCATACGATAAATTTACCGTAAACGCAGAACCAGATGTTGCTGCACTACCATTAATAGTA